AAGACCAAAAAGAAAAGGGCTTTATTGCTTAACATAGAAAAGGCAAAGAAATGACACAGATAAAATCTGATTCCAGAGTTCATCATCGCGCCAAACCAGCTCAGGAAAAGCCTAAAGAGGTAAAGGTTGCCGCTAAGAAAGCTGTTCCTAAGCGCAAAGCTGCTAAACCTAAAGAGTAAGCAGGGTTTATGGTAGCGAAGATTTATCAGAATCCTGAAGGTGGTTTAAACCGCAGGGGTCGTGAGTACTTCAAGCGCACGGAAGGCTCTAATTTAAGGCCTCCTGTTAAGAAAACGCCTCCCAAAGATAGCAAGGATTTTGGTCGCAAGGTTGCATTTGCTGCTCGTTTTGCTGGCATGAAAGGCCCAATGAAAGATGAAAAGGGCAGGCCTACTAGAAAGGCTTTGGCTCTCAAAGTGTGGGGATTTAGCTCTGTTGAGGCAGCTCGTAACTTTGCTCAACGGAATAAAAAAGGATAAGTAAATGGCTCGGCTGAATGTAAAAGATATTATTGAACGTGAAGCCAAAGCTCAGGCTCGCAAGGATGAGTGGCGTTCTATCTATGAAGATTGCTATGAGTTCGCTCTTCCGCAACGAAACCTATACTCAGGCTATTATGAGGGCGGTGTGCCAGGCAAAGGTAAGATGGCAAGGGTCTTTGACTCCACAGCCATTCACGCCACTCAGCGCTTTGCTAATCGCATCCAGGCTGGCTTGTTTCCCCCGCAAAAGGAATGGTGCCGCCTAGAGGCTGGCACTGGCATTCCACAACAACAACAGCCACAGGCTCAGGCAGCGCTCGATGCTTATACAACCCGTATGTTTGAAATCATGCGGCAGACGAACTTTGATCTGGCTATGGGCGAGTTCTTGCTGGATCTTTGCGTAGGTACTGCCGTGATGATGGTGACGCCTGGTGATGAGGTTACGCCTATCCGCTTCACGCCTATTCCTCAGTATCTTGTTGCCATAGAGGAAGGTACATTCGGAAACGTCGATAATGTTTACCGCAAACTCCGAATGAAAGCCGAAGCGATACCACAAGAGTTTCCTGACGCGGAAATGACCAGCGAACTAGCTCAGGCAATAGAGCAATCGCCATCTAAAGAGATAGATCTAATGGATGCGGTTATCTATGATTATGAGCGAGCCGTTTATTGTTATCACGTTATCTGGCCAGGCAAGAAGCAAGAGCTTGTCTACCGAACAATGAAGTCATCGCCGTTTATTGTTGCTCGATATATGAAGGTGGCTGGTGAGATATATGGCCGTGGCCCATTGGTTACAGCCATTTCTGACATTAAAACGCTTAACAAAACTGTTGAGCTGGTTCTCAAGAATGCTTCTCTGGCAATCGCTGGTGTATATACGGCGGCAGATGATGGAGTTCTCAATCCTCAGAACATTAAGATACAGCCTGGCGCGGTTATCGGTGTCGCTCGTAACGGTGGCCCCCAGGGTGCGTCACTGGCTCCTCTCCCTAGAGCCGGTGACTTTAATGTCAGTCAGATCGTGATGAATGATCTGCGCATGAACGTGAAGAAGATCCTGATGGATGACACGTTGCCACCTGATAATATGTCTGCTCGATCAGCAACGGAGATTGCAGAAAGATCGCGTGAGCTTGCGACCAATCTGGGATCTGCCTTTGGCCGGTTGATAGATGAGACAATGGTTCCGATTGTATCGCGCATTCTGTTTATCATGGATCAGCAAGGCTACATAGATCTGCCTCTGAAGGTAAACGGCGTTGAGGTTAAGGTCACGCCGGTTGCGCCTCTGGCTCAGGCTCAGAAACTACAAGATGTAAATGATATTGTGCAGTTTATGCAGATCGCCAATGCTCTCGGCCCACAGGGTCAAGCGGCTTTGTCTATCCCGCGCATAACACAATTCATCGCAAGCAAGATGAACATAAACCAAGAACTGCTTACCACACCGGAAGAGCAGCAAATGATGATGGAACAGATGCAGCAAGCAATGATGGCAGAACAAGGCCCACCCGCTGCAACTGATGGTGGGGCCACAATGGAGGCAATGCAATGAGTTCACCCGAAGGCTGGGAAGGATTAACCCAAGCTGTGAGTGAAGCGCCAAGAGCCGACGATATAGACATCCTATATGGTAAGGTTTTCAAGAGTTCTGAGGGGCAGAAGGTTCTAAGCCATTTGCGCAGCGTTACGATTGAGCAACCGACTTGGCACCCTGGAGAAGATGCGAGCTTTGGTTATGCTAGGACAGGAATGGCAGAGATTGTTCGTATGATTGAAAAAAGAATAGGAAGGTCAAACAATGGCTGAAGAAGCGGCAGCAGTAGAAGCGGATGCAGATGCACCGATGATTAACGTGGCAGAACCAGAGGCTCCCCAAGAGGATGCGCCTATTCCGGTTCACGAACAGCCACAGGAGGAGATGCAGTCATCTGATGATGACGATGGGCCACTAGAGCGCCCTGAGTATTACCCTGCAAAGTTTTGGGATGAGGATGGCCCTGATGTTGAGAAGCTGGCGAAAAGTTACGCGGAGCTGGAAAAGAAGTTTAAGTCGGGCAAGCATAAAGCACCGGAGCAGTATGATATATCTTCATTGGCGGATCAGGGTTTGGACTCTGACGATCCGACTGTCGCCGTATATCAGGACTGGGCTAAGGAAAACGGGATTAGCCAGGATGCTTTCGAGGATCTTGCTGGTCGCGTCTTATCTATGGCGAAGGATGAGCAAGAGAGTGTCCAGTACGATCAGCGCGCTGAGATGGAGAAGCTAGGCTCTAATGCCTCTGAGAAGATCCAGATGACTGAGCGCATCTTGCAGAAAGCACCTCTCAACAACTCTGAGCGTGAAGCGATAGCATATTCTCTGAATAATGCCGACTCGATCAATGCGTTCCTAAAGTATCATCAGGCCATTACGAATGAGAACATTCCGATCAAGCCTGTGGTCGATCAACAAGACTTTACTAAGGAAGATCTTGAGTCGGCAATCGCAGATCCTCGCTGGAAAACTGATGCCGCTTGGCGCACAAAGATGGAACGTCAATGGTTCCAATCTCAGCAAAGAGCCTAAACTCTTGCAATAAGTATCGCTTGCGTGTATTTTGCCCTTAACGGCTAACCGCGCACCGGCCCGTTAGATGTAGTATTCTACTGGTTGGCGCGGCCATAACGCGCAAGCGACCGCCCGAACCTCGGATAACGGAAGCGTTTAATTGAAACGCAAAAGGAGGTTTTTGCAAATGGCGATTAACGTCTCAACCGCGTTTGTTGATCTTTTCGATTCTGAGGTCAAACAGGCGTATCAAGCCGAATCGTTGCTTCGCGGCACGATGCGGACACGCAGCGGAGTAGCTGGTAACACTGTAAAGTTCCCGACAATCGGGAAAGGTGTTGCAACACTTCGCGTTCCACAAACTGATGTTACTCCACTGAACATAACTTATGGTCAGGTAACTGCGACGATGGAAGATTACATCGCGGCAGAATATTCAGACATCTTCCAGCAATCGCACATCAACTTTGATGAGCGCTCTGAGTTGGTTCAAGTAGTATCTAAGTCTATTGCTCGTCGCATGGATCAGATCTGCATTGATGCTCTTAATGCTGCCACTGGCACATCTGCTGTTGCTACAACAGTAGGCCCAGGTGGTAACACTGACATGAACATCGAGAAGCTACGCGCAACAGCAAAAGCTCTTAATGAGAAGAACGTACCATCTGAAGGTCGTTACTTGTTGATGCATGCAACACAGCTCGATTCGTTGCTCGGTGAACAAGAGATCACTAGCCAAGACTTTGCTGCGGTAAAGGCTTTGGTTCAAGGTGAGATCAACACGTTCATGGGCTTTAACATTTTGACAATGGGTGATCGTGACGAAGGTGGTATTCCTAAGCCTTCAACTCGTACCTGTTTTGCTTGGCACAAAGATTCAATGGGCTACGCTGAGTCAATGGCGCAAAAAACTGAAGTAAACTATGTCCCAGAAAAGACATCGTTCTTGGTTAGCTCCATGTTCTCTGCTGGTTCCGTTTCAATCGACGGCGAAGGCATTGTCAAAATCGCTTGTACTGAAGCATAAGGAGAATAGGCAATGGCATTCGTAAGTAAAAATTGGTCAACTGTTGCTGCTTCTAAAAGCGGTGCTTCTCCTGCAATGTATAGCTATTCTTCCTCTACTGATAACCAGGCGGCTATTGCCGGTTCCGGTTACTTCAATACGGTAGAAGGCTTAATCACTACGGGCGATATGATCTACACATATGGAAGCGATGGCGGTCAGATCTGCATTG